ATGACAGTAATTTACATTTATTTAATCGCAACAATGGAGTGTATAGCACGACCGACAGTTACAACAGCAGAGGAATTCAAAAAAGATCCAAATTTATTTTATCCTGACTGGAATGAAGAAACTATGAAATACTCAACATCATTACTTTCGAATCCAGTTTTGGACAAGAAAACTGGAGAACTAAGAGAAATGACTGAAGTTGAAAAAATAAAAGCTGGTAAAACAACTCTATCAGACGGAAGTTATTTGGATGAGGTCAATGAAACAATTGTTACGATTGCAAAACCAAATGATTGGAGTGTGTGGGATAAAGATTCTCACGCTTGGAAAGTTGATAACAATTTGCTAAATAAAAAGTTAAAAGAATTAAGAACAAAAGCGTCAAAAGATTTAGTTAAAACTAAATTAAACTTTTTAAATCAAGCACTTGAAATTGAAAAAGCTGGTAAAAAATACACTTTCGAGAACAATGAAGAAAATAGAAATAGATTAGCATTAAAATTTTCATTGATGTCATTGTTAGAACAAGATAAGATTGAAAAAGTAAAAGTTTTAAATGACAAGGGTTTAGCTGAGTTTATTGAGTTAAATAGAACTGAATTAAAAGATTTAGCTAAAAAAATACAAGATATTATTGAAATTGCAGATGTAGCAGAACAAATGGCAGTTATTGGAATCAGTAGATATACTATTGATCAGATGTTAGAACTTGATGTAAAAGATTTTTTTCAAAATTAAAAAAGGGAAGTGATTTAAATGGACAGATTTGAAAGAATATTTGACTATTTATTAATGGTAGAAGGAGGATATTCTAATGACGAGCACGACAAGGGTGGAAAAACAAAATATGGAATAATTGAAGAAGAAGCAAGAGAATTTGGATATAAGGGAGATATGCAAGATTTAACAATGGATTTTGCAAAAAATATATATCTAAAAAAATATTATTTAGGAAACAAACTAGATAAAGTTGCAAATGATAAAGTGGCATTATCTATATGCGACTGGGCTGTGAATAGCGGCACAAATGGAACAAGAAATGCACAGGTTGCAATAAATCAGCTTACAAATGCAAATCTTGATGTAGACGGAATAATTGGAAATAAAACATTGGAAGCGTTGAATACAGTAGATCCTGAAAAATTTTTAGAAGTTTATCATAACTTGCAAAGAATTTATTACAGAAGCAAAGTTGCTGATGATAAAACACAAGAAAATTTTTTAGCAGGCTGGCTAAATAGAGTTCAGAAAAAGGAGGAATACTTGAGAGATTGGGACAAGAAAAATACAGCAACAGAGAATAAAACGTATTCTTTCAGCCAAGAAAGTTTGGATAAAATGAAAAAAGTACATCCAAAGCTAGTTGAAGTTATGAAAGCTGCAATTGTAAATAGTCCGTATGATTTTAGAATAACAGCAGGAGCAAGAACGGCTGAAGAACAGTTTGCTTTGTATCAAATTGGAAGAAGTAAGCCAGGAAAAATTGTAACAAATTGTGATGGGAAAAGAGCGAAATCAAACCATCAAGTAAAATCTGATGGATACGGACATGCTGTTGACATTTTCCCTTGCGGAGTTATCGAAAATGGTGTGTATAGAAAATTTACATCAGAAGAAGGATATGACGATAAAAAATTAAAATCAATAGCAAATCACATATTAGCGATTGCAAAATCTAAAAATGTAAATGTTGAATGGGGCGGAAATTGGAAAATGCACGATACACCACATTTTGAACTTAAGTAATTTAAGAATGGCTTTATTACAAGCCGTATGAGAACGTTAAAAAAGTTTTTGGATTAAATTGTCGCTTGGTAAGACAAAATTGATTGTAGGACTTGCTAGGTGGCTTAGAATTGATTTTAAGAAAAAGAATAAAATAGGAGATGATAAAATGGATAAAATGGTAAAAATTTGGATAATTAACAAGGCAACAGAGATGGTAAAAAGTAAAATTTACAAAAATGAAATTGTAAATAAGGCAAAAACAGGAGCAGAAAAATTTGATGCAATAGCAGAAGACTTTTGGGAAAAATTAGAAAGCTACATTTTGAAGGAAAAAGAAATTGATAGAAAATGGATTCCAAATTTTATTGAAGAAGTTGGAGAAGATACAATTTTATCTTGTATTAAAGAATTGAAAACTAAGCTGATTCCATCAGAGTTTATACAACAGATATTTGACTTTGAGAAAAAGAACGATAAAAAGAACATATTATAAAGAGGCGTAAAATTGAGCGGTAATATATTAAAAGACATCACAGATGTTGGAATAGCGGTGGTAATTTGTGCCGTTTTTATTAGACAGCAGAGTAAATTATTTGCACAGCAGGAAAGAGTAATCAGTGTACTAGCAAAGCTCGAAGAACAGTTAAATAGTGATACTTTGAGGGGGAAAGCACTTGAAGTGACATTAGATGCGAAAATTAGGAATTTGAGAAATAATCTGCAGACATCAATAATTAGATATATTGTTGAAAACAATCTTGAACTGAATTGGAACATTATTAAGAGGGAAATAAATATAATAGTTCAGGAGGAAAAGCATAGTTTTTTTGTAAGTTTGAAAAATGTGACAGATAAAGTTTTTTTAAAAAGTTTAATGTTAGAACTAGATGAAGAGATGGCGAGTACAGAGAATTTAATAACGAAACTTTTAGAAGATTTGAAAGAAGAAGGAAGAAGCGATAAAGTTTTATACGATGTCGCTAAGAGAAGCGTTGAAACGCATTTCGATCACTTTGAAGCGAGAATGATGGAAAAAGTGGATGATTTACTAAATTAAAATTTTAGATGTGCAGCGAAGGCAGATTTAAATATCTGCCTTTTTTTGTAAAAATTTTAAAATACTTTGTAAAAAGGTGTTGACTTTTTATAAAATGTATGGTATATTAATAATGTAGAAGATAAGAGATTAGGAGATGGTAAAAATGCTAAGCAAAAGAGAAGTTTTTATAAAAGCATGGAAAAGATTCAGAAGTTTGGTAAAAAGCGGAAAAAAAGTGATTTTCGGGGATTGTTTAAGATATGCGTGGGACTATTTTAAATCTTTCGAGAAGAAAGATGTTGTTTTTGCAGAACTAGAAGGTTCTGAAAAACAAAAAAAATGGGCTAAATCGATTCAAAAAGAAGTTGCTGATGAATTGATAAGAGAAAAAAGCTGTACAGTATCAAGAATTTTAAAAATAAAAAGACAAGCAGCTGCTAAAGTTGTTAAATTCTTCTTAGCAAACGAAAGAAGAAGCTGGATTTTGATAGATCTAGGAACAACTTTTGGTTTTGAAAATGAAAAAATCTGGGAAGCTGCTTTTGTTAAATATCAAAAGTAGAGCATTTTTTACCATCTCAGAAAGGGGAAATATGAAGGAAGTGAAAGCAAGGGGAGTCAAAAAAGGACAAACTCCCGCTTGGAATGTTGGGAGAAAAACAAAGCCTGGATTTGAAAGCAAAAAAATCTCTGTAGCTTTGCCTGCGTGGATGTGGGCTGAACTCACAGAAAGGGCGAAAAATCAGGAAATAACAAGAAACAGGCTGATAAAAAATATACTAGAAATTTATTTGAAAAAATAAAAATATTTTGTAAAAAGGTGTTGACTTTTTACAAATAATGCGGTATAATTATATCAGAAAGGGGCGGGAGATCGTTAAAGACAAGGAACAGAAAGGAGATAAAAATGAAAAAGATGACACAAGCTGAAATGTTAAGACTTCTAGCTGAAGAAAATCAGACAAGAAAAATACTGGAAATAGTAAAATCTTGCAAAGATTTAAAAGAAGCTGAAGAAAAAATAAAAGCTCTACTAAATAAATAATAGAGCTAAAAACAAATATTTTGGAGAGTTATCACCTTGTCGGTAACTCTCTCTAAAAAGATTATATCAAATAATCGCTAAAAAGACAAGGGAAAATAAAACTTGGAGGAAATAAAATGAAAGTATTAGAAAACAAAATAATCGAAGATGTAAGACATATAATTTTAAGCGAAGATTTAGATGATATAAAAGATAACAATAAAATAGATGATTATTTCCAAAACAAACTTGATATATTTAATTTTTTTAAAAAGTTTGACATGAACGAGATCACGAGAGAATATATAGAAATGCTTGAAAAAGCATTGAATAGAATTACTGAAACTGACTTTACAGAAGAAACTTTTAAGAAAATGAGAAAAGCTTTTGTCGAAAAAGAAGAGTACTTAAAAAGTTACTACGATGTTGACATTTTAGGAAATTATTACGAAACAGATAAAAATGACTTAAAAGTAACAGAAAGATTCGAAGAATTGAGTTTCAGTATTTACGAATTTGCAAAAAGAGAATACAGAGATTTAAATAACAAGACAGAAGCAGAAAAACAAAAATTATTGAAACAAACATCTTTAATACACAGTTACTTAAGAAGCAATTGTTTTGCGTCAGTAGCAGACGCAATAGCTGATTTAAAATTGGCATGCAGAGAGGAGGATTAATATGAAAAGAGTAAGAAAGTTTGAAGTTAAAGAAACAGGAAACAACTTTGAAGTGCTAAACGACAAAGCTGTTATAATCGTAGATGGTTGGAAAGAAGAAAACGATATTGTTGTAAATTTATATTACACAAGATACTTTCCGTATGCTGCTATAAAAGCAGTCAAAAAGCACTTCAAAGGGAAAAATATTTACATGAATTTAAGATAATGAAAAGAGAGCGGATTTTGAAATCTGCTCTTTTATAATTTAAAAAAGCATTGACAAAACATAAAAGAATGATACACTATTTATATAATAAATATATTTTAAAAGGAAATGAAAATGGGAAGAAAAAAGAAATATCAACGAGAAGATTTAATAATTAAGCTACAAAATTTAATTGACAGTGGTAAAGTTAAAAATACAAGTGATTTAGGCAGTTTTTATAACGTTTTGAGAAGTTACATAGCGCCAACTTGGAGCGAGATATTAAAAGCGGTTGATAGAGATTTAGAACACATTAATATAAAAACAGAATCAGAAATAATAAAAGAATTGCAAGAAATTATCGATTCAGGAATAAATGCAATTATGGAAGTTGAAAAAGTTTTATCTTACGAAAGAATTTTGGCAAGATTAAAATGTAAAACTATGAAAGATGTATTCAAAAAAATCAATAGAGAAGAAGAAACGAAACACTTGTTTTTAGTAGAAAAAACGAAAGAAGAAGTAACGAAAGATATTCAAAAATTAGTGGCAGAAGGAACTATAAGAACGATTTATGATTTGAATAAATATGATTACTCTTATAGAAGACTAAAAAACATTTTTGGGAATATAACTTGGCGACAAATGGCTAAAGAAATGAAGTTGGATTTACATTTTAAAGCGGAAGTTGATGCAACTAACGAAGAATTAATTGAGATTTATAAAGAATTGTCAAGAGATTTAGACAAAGATGTAAAAGGAGCAACTGCTAGGGATATAAACGAAAATTGTATTTATAATCGAGGATGTTTTGAACTGAGATTTGGGAGTATTAACAATTTAAGGGAAATTTGCGGATACGAATTTAAAAGAAAGGAAGAAAAATGGACAAAAGAAATAGTCCTCGAAACTTTGATTAGAGAATATAAAAGAAGAAATGGCAAATTAACCGTTAAGGATCTAAAAGAAATAAAAACACTTCCTTCCCAAAGCACTATTTTAAAAAAATTCAAAGTGACGAATTTTACGGAAGTTTTAAAAATAATAAAAACAGAAATAAAAAAGTAAGATTTTATAAGTTGCTGTAATTTAAAAAAGAGCCATAAAAGGCTCTTATTTTTCTTTATTAATTTCAATTTTAACTTTCAGAACTTTGAGATCCTGAATTTTCATTTCTTCCAGTTCTATAATTTTAGTTTTTTTTAAATTCTGAATATCTTTTTCGGAAAGATTTGTTATTTTTAATTTTTTCAT